CCTCTCTCTCCGCAATACACATTGAGTGTCAAAGGCTTACGGAAAGCGTACACGAAAATGTACACGAAACGCCCTGAATTTTCACAATTCGGGGCGTTTTTGTGTCTAAAATGCCGTGTACATTCGTGTACACCCGTGTACATGAAAAAGCCCCGACACAAAGCCGGGGCGCATTGTTCCCCAATGCAACTTTGGGGCTTCGCAACAATGTGGTGCAAAGGTAGTGAAGATTTCACAGAATCTTTCTTATCCCTGCAAGAATCTTCTTTATCCAATTGATTATTGGCGTTCTTTTCAAGTAAAGCAAGACCGCAACGGCAATCAAAGATATGTAAAAGATGTATCGCCATCGGTACGGGTCGGGGGTTGGTTCTTGGCTTTGCTGAACATTCGTTTCGTTTCTTCCTACATTGGCGGCACTTTCGGTTTCCTTGCTTTCGCTCGATTCCTCGCTTTCGCCTTTTTCTTCAACATCGGATTCAATGACCGTTTGTTTGATGGACTTAACCGCACCTTTGATGTTCCCGACATTATGCAAATCCGCATTTGCCGGATATGATTGCGGCATCGCCCTTGAAGATGTATCATCATGCTTGCCACTATCAACCGACACGACATTATTTATATTGTCGGGCATGGGTGGATAAAAATCTATCTCCGTAATGGTTGTTTTACCATGTTGGGTTCGGGTCGTATCAACGAACTTGTCCGTCTTGGCATTCGCTTCTTTCGCTATTGCCGTACTATCAATTCGGACTTCCTGTTTGGTCTGCTGGACTTTCCTTGCAGTACCACAAGATGCAAGCAATACAAGCCCCAAGACCGGGGCAACAATCTTTTTCATGTCATATCGTTTTAATGTTATTTAATCGGTTAAGCCATCCTTTCAAAAACCTTTTGTTGGTGTACTTCATCAATTCGGATTCCGTTGCCTTTCGACCAATCTTCTTTTCATACTTCTTAATGCTCGATTCTGTTATGTCGTTGAAAAACTTAACACGGGCTTTGAAGATTGCATCAAAGAGTTGGTCAGGGTCGGCAAAGTTCACCGCCGATAAAGTCTTGTCGCCGACAATGCCATCATCAACGACCCCAAGTAATCTTTGAGGAATGACAATGCCGTGCTTTCCCGACCCCCATACCCAATCAACAAGGATGTTGGCGACCTTTTGCGATTGGATTTGGTCGGCTTTCCATCTATCCCAAAAATGGGGCTTCAACACCCGGTCACGGACATCATCAACCGAAAGCAATTTCAGGTCTTTAACGTCAATATCCCCGTCACCGTCCTTGTCATAACCCACATTGCGCCATGTGGCGATTGTCACACCTTTATTTGTTGCGCCCCCGGCATCCGCCGGGTCATTTACAAAACCGCCTTCCCATTTCAATATGAAAGGCAGTAACTTATTTACATCTGCCATAATTACATCTGTTAAACGGTTTCTTCCTTTTCTAAATCTCCATTGGAATTTTGCATATCTTCTTCCGTTATGATTGCATCAGGATGGTCTTTTGTATAGTTGCCACGCAACAAATTGACAAGACGACACTTGACACCATTGTTCAATCTTTGTAAACATTTATCATCCGGCTGCAAACAAACGTGCTTTTCTGCTTCTTTAAGTTGCAAGCGCAATTCATTATTTTCACGGATAAGGTCAAGACGTTCATTTTCAAGGCTATGTAATTTTTCATACAATTCATCGACCTTTTTTTTCAGGACATCGACTTCACCCTGCACGCGCTTGTAATCTTCAAGTAGGGCATTGCGCTGGACTTCAAAAGCATTCGCTTCTGCAATAGTCTTGTTGCTTTTTCTGTTTATAAGATATTTGACAGCTTCCCAACCTCCCAATGTTCCTATAATGGAACCGATTGTAACCAATATCTCGTTCATAACTATCAAGTAAATTGAAAACATTTACCAACTTTGACAATAGTAGTGTCAATTGGGTACAAACGAATTGGCGACAATCCCTTTTCCGCACGGCTTGCATTCATTGACGGCAAATTGGTTTCGGCTTTTTGAATAGCCCCAATAAGTATGTCAGACCCGGTAAAACAAGACCGTCTTTCCCCGGCGGGCGTGCCGTCAGGGTTCTTTGTGAAGAAATCACCGTCCTTGTCCGCCGCTTCATTGAAAGTGGCAAGGACAACTTGCATTTGCATTCTCAACCCGGATGAATTTTTGCCCGGAAATTTTGTTGGTTGGATAATGACCTTTTCAATCAGTATTCGGCGACCGAACAAATCTTCCATGTCGATACCCTTACCAATCACAACATCCGATTCAACACCAAGTTCACAAAACTTTGCCATTGTCTGTAAGTGTTTAATTAGACAAATCTTCTATCAAGACCGCATCCAAATCTTCCGTAAACTGCAAATACTCCTTGTATTCCTCAACCGCGCTTTCGTTCACGGCAATGCCAAGAACGTGTTTGTTGTAGGAATTAACAAGGTCAAATTCTGCCGTTTCGTCAATGACCGAACGGATAACGACCCGTTTAACATTCTCTTTTGTGGCTTTATTGTAGCCACGCACTTCATAGCACTTCCACCCGATTTGGGTTTCTTCTTCTTGCCCCTCTGGTATGCCCATTTCGGGTTCTATATTCAAGCGGTAAAGCCAAGAACCGTCATTGTCATACTCCAAAACGGCGGGTTTCCCGTGCGCCATGTCGTAATGCGCATTAGGCGCGATTAAATCTAATTTCATACGGAAATGTTTTTGAAAGTTTGTTCATTAAATTCAGAGAATCACAATACTTGCACCATCCCCACCAACTGCAAATCTGTTGCTTGTAGTCCGCTTTGCTTGGAACAATCTTGCGTTTGTTCAATTTTGCCACCCGGCGGCAAAGTTTCTGCTTGATGGACTTCCGCAACAATGTGTGCGTATGGTAAAAGACATACCCCAAGAAGTCAATGCCCCTTGAATCAACGGGAAAGACTTGGTAATTGCGTTTTACACGTAACTTCAACCCTTTCAGGTAAGCCCGGATTTCGTGTAACAATTCGTGCAATACTTCCTTGTTGGGTGCAAGAATGACAATATCATCGGCATAACGCCAATAATACTTCACACGCTTGGTTTCTTTCAACCAATGGTCAAAATAAGCCAAGACAAGGTTTGCAAAATACTGACTTAAATAATTGCCTATTGGCACGCCCTTTTCATCATCGACCGAATCAATGATTTCATCAAGCAATGCCAATAAGCGATTATCTTTTATTTTCCGCCTGACAATGCCTTTCAAGACATCATGGTGGATTGACGGATAAAACTTCTTTATGTCAATTTTCAGGCAATAGCGTGTTCCGTCCGGGTCTTGCTTCAATGCTTGTTTGACATCCTTTGCGCACTTGTGGATTCCACGATTCTTGATACAAGAATATGTGTTCTTGTTGAAGATGGAAACCCATATCGGTTCAAGGACGTTCATAATGGCATGGTGCAAGATACGGTCGGGATAATACGGCAATCGGTAAATTAGCCTTTCTTTCGGTTCATATATAGTGAAAACATGATATTTGGATGTTTTGAATGTGCCGTTTTTCAAACTTTCGTGCAAGGCAATGATATTGGCATCCCGGTTCTTGTCGTGTATCTGCACACCATAAGAACGCAACTTGCCTTTCCTTGCCTTTTCATCGGCAAGACGCAAGTTTTCAATGCTTATTACCCGGTCAAACAAATTGCCAATCCGTTTCATTGTCCTTTAAGTTTGCTTGTATATTAGGATTCTTCGGGTTGCCCCTACCAAAACCGTTTTACCTAATTTGTTTTTTGCCGTTGGGGTTATTGCCCCCAACTCATGCAACCCCGGTCGGGCTGCTTTTGTGGCAAGGTTTCCGATATGCAACTATATTTTTACAAGCATAGCTGAGAACCGATATTCGCATTCGTATTCGTAGCCGTATTATTCGTATTCGCATACACGAACCCTGCATTCGCACCATTATTCGCATTACCGCTGAACAAAACGCCACGACATCGGACAACCTTTGTTTTATTTTTCATCCAAATTCCAAAATCATATTTGCCACTCGATTTGACGATTTAAACCGCTTCGATTTGCGGGTAAAAGCAAAGCCGAGAACCGAAATACGCAGACGTACTCGTAGCCGCATGATGCGTATTCGCAGACACGAACCCCGCACGCGCACCAGGATGCGCATAACCGCCGAACAAAACGCCACGTTCCGAAACTCCACTTGCCGGAATGTTGGTATAGAAGTAATCACAAAAATATGTGGTCGAACCCGCACCGACTTCAAGCGGCATGATTTCGCCATCTTCACCAAGAATCATCTTCTTCACATACCCCTCTTTTCTTGGCAAGTTGCCACGCAATTCATAGTTGGTTGTGCCGGAACTTGTGAATGCCGCCGGGTCGTCACAAACGTAAAATTCAGAAAGTCCGCCATCGGCTTCACTCTGAATAAGACATTTGCAACCATCCGTCCACTTCCATATATGCCCAAACGGGTTTTCTACACCACGGTAAGACGGCACTTGCACAACCGTGCGCGTTACTTTGGTGAAGTAGGTTGTATCGGTTAAAGCCGTTCCCGCTGCTGCATTTGCTTTGCAAGTGTATAGCAAATCACCTTGTGAAACATATTGTCCGGCGGTGTATGCGGTTTTCGCATTATATTCACCCTTATAGTTGGCTTCACCACTTGCATCATATTCAAACGGCATGGTAAATTCAACATACCCGGTCTTGTTGCCAAGGTTGTTTGTTGTACCACAAGGCACGAACGGATAATTGCCATTGAAGTTTGACCACCTCGTCCAATCCAAGGTTGTCACACCCGAACCCAAGCCGCCTTGGTGATAGCCATCTTCCGTCAATTCGGCATTGAACGCTTCTTGCGAATTGAATGTGCAATACTCAACGGCAAAAAGCCACCACAATTTTTTGTGTGTTTGGTACAAGTTGCAATTCCATTCGGTCGTTCCACGCTTCCTTGCGTATGTGCGGAAATTGGTCAAAGATATAACCGTTGCGGGCATTCCAAGCTGTGAACGATATGTGCCGTCACGGTTTGCATCATTGTTGCCACCCCTGTAATCCGCATCTTTGTTCACAACCGCACACAATGTTTGTGTTGAACGCTGAACGGTCGCTTCCACCGCCGAAACATAGTCTTTGCGCCAAAGTTTGAAGCCGGGCAAAGGTTCGGTGGACTGCAAGTGGCGGCTTTTGTCGCCGTCCGTTTCAAAACGCACATACATATCGGGCAATTCATCCATGTATTGCCCATCAGCCCCTGTAAGGTTTGCAGCCGCCCCCGTGTCGCGCTTTGTCGAATCATTGGCGTGCAAGTAATAGTTTACTTCGCCATTGTCTTTCAAGATGCAACGCCGGATAAGGCTTTGCAACGGCAATTCCTTGTGAAGTTCCATCTTGCCGACCCGTGTCGGGTGCGGGTTTGACACCGTGGCATCCCATTCAATGCCATAATAATAATCATAAGCGAATGTCGGCTTTGTGTTGCCGACCCCAATAATCAATCCCATATCAATAGCCCCATTTTAAGTTAGTACCTGACAATGAAGTTTGCTTCACCGTCTTTACGATTTCAGGATTCCAACCGCAATCAAATTGCGTTTCGATAAATTCCCCGTCATTCATTCCGGCAAGCTGCACCGATAATTTCACGGGTTGCGTGCCGTCATTCTTGACGTTGAAGCATTGACCGTCCGGCAAGCTGAAATCAGCATTGTTCAGATTGTCGATTGCTCCCATCTTTCCGATTTGTGCGGACACCGTTTCGCCGCTTCTTGTTTCACTCATAATCAAAAAGTTTTGTTTGCAAAATTAACTTGTTATTGTTTTACTATAAAACATTGTGGATAACACAAGCACAACTTTTACCCGGTAAAGTCTGTTGTGTTCACAATCATAAAGGAAAATCCCGAATCATTGGCACTTGCATCATCACCCGTGTACACGTCAAAATAAGTCGTATTCTTTGCATAGATGCTTGCATATCTTCCGACCGAACCTTGACTTGTTGAATCACACGTGGCGAAAACCAAGTAATTATTCACGCTTGAAAAGCCCGGACTTATCCTTACCCTGTAATGCCCCGTTCCAAGTCTTGAAGTCGTTATTGTCGCCGTGTCGTATCGGTGCAACTTTATCAAGCCGCCCGATTGGTTCACCATGCCCATATAAGACACCTTGAAAGGCAATCCGCGCATATTGGTTGCCTTTGTATAGAAGCGGCGCAAGATAATCCACCCGTAAAACTTTGAATTATCCCCATAGCCAATCATTTCAACGGCTTCATAAGGATTTATCGACAAGGTTCTATAAGTCCTGCCGTTTTCATAGAAGTATTTTCCGCTTGGGGCTGTATTGCTTACAATCACCCCGACCGGGGTTTGACCATTGAAATAATCATTCATAATGATTGCACGGAAACCGCTATATTCCAAAGTGAAAGGAATTGTGAATGCCGTATTCCAACCGCCACTGCTTGTACCTGTAATGACAACATTATTGTTATTCTGCAATCCCAACGTGGACACCGTTATTTCGCCCCCTGCCGAACCGCCAAGGGCAAAGTAACCATTCCGAAATGCGTTGGCAATGCTCCCTTTTATGATTACGTTGTTCAAATCCGCATTGGTAATTGTGCCTTTGTTGATGTATGCTTCACCCTTGACGGTTGCTTTTTCCATGACAACCGAACCGTCTTGCATGACCCTGTAAGGGGCATAAGCACGGTTTTCAAATGAAGTACCAGCCCAAAAGCGCACGGAACTTGCCGCCGTGCCTTGCCCGGTCATGCCCGCAAGGATGGTTGATGTACTTCCGGCGACCTGTATTGTGCCGGATGTTACCAAACCGCCATCAATGACCGTCTTTGTATTGTCGTATGACACCGCCTTGACCCAATCCGTTGCGATATATGAACCGCTTGTTCGCTTCACGGCACACCGCTTCAAGTCCGTTCCATTGACCCACAAATCGCCTATGTCATAAGGTGGATAAGGGGTTGAAACGAACACACGCCGTTTGCCGTCCGCTGTGTCCTTTGCTTGGCTTGCAAGGCTGTATGCGTCAAGTGCCTTTTGGTCATCAATGTTTACCCAAGAATAAGAACTTGAATATCTCCTTAACTTGTGTGCGCTTGAATTGTACCACATATCGCCAACGTGCTTCTTTTTAATCGCCGTTGTAGTCCAACTTGCCGCCGGGTCGGTTGTCTGAAACCACGTTTCAATCTTGCCGTCAATCTGTGAAGTCAAGTCCGCAATATCATCCGAATAAGTGCCGTTGATAAAGTTGTTCAATGCCGTGTTATCGGTGTACTTACTTGCCTTTTGCCAATCGCTTGAAGAATAATTGCCGGATGCTCTTGCCCTTATGCAACGCATAATATCCCCGGTTGTGCCTTGAACCCATAAATCGCCGACTTCATAAGGCGTGTAAGGGGTTGTCGTGAATATGCGGTTCTTATCCTTTGCAAGATTAAGCGCATCTTGCGCAAGGGCAATGGCTTGTGCGACTTCCGCATCTGAAAGTTGCGACCATTTGTAAGTTCCATTTTCCTTGACAAAACGGAACACCGCGCCCGTTGCCGTGTTGTAGAACAAATCGCCCAAGTGATTGTCCTTTAATTGGGTCGTTGTCCATTCATTCGCCGGGGCATTGCTCAATGTCGGGTTGTATGTTTCAAAGAATTGTTCAATTTGCCCGTCAAGTTGCGCTTGTATTTCAGCAAGCAAGCCCGGCAAGGTGTTGTTGATGAAATTCTTGCTTTCAAGTGCTTCATTGCCCAATTCTTCAAGGGTCTTTTCCTGACCATTGGAATTGAACACAATACGACCGCCGATTTCCGAATTGTCAAGGTCAAAATATGTCGTGCCGTCCGCCGATTCAATGCGCCCGGTCTTGATGAAACGACCGTTTATCATTGAAAAACCATAAGTCAAGGACAAAGACCGCACTTTCAATTCCGGGTCAATGCTCGATATTGTGCCGATAAGGAAATGATAATAATTGGCATCCTGTTCAACCTTAATTTGTGAAGTCGAAAAGATGAATGTTCCGGCATCACCATTCTTGGCACATTTCGCATATAGGAAATATGCTTGATTCTTTGACAAGGTTATTGAACCGTCAGCCATGACCCAAGACACCGCCGTTTCTTCATTGATGGTGTAATGGGTCAAGACACCGCCTTGCCATTTCACGACATTTGAATTGCCCCCGTAATTGGGTTGAAAGACCGTATTTGTCAATCCGAATTGCATTGACTTTGCCCCGACCGACAATGCCAATGTGTCAATCGACAAGGGCTTTATCTTGTCGCTGTAATAATCGCCGTCAGGGTCGAACACCATGTTCAACAATTCGCGGCTTGTACGCCAATTTGCCCGCGCCCGCACCGGGTCTTTCAAGTTGTTTATGGTGATAACTTTGTCAATGTCTATAAGGTCGGAAATCACCCGGTTTGTCACACTTGTTTTAACAGTGTCCGATATGGTAAGGGTGTATTCGTATGGGTCAAGGATGTTCCTTTCAAGTGATTGTATGCGCACGGATTTATCAACGTCAATGTCTTTATCCACAATGTGCAAGTAATCGCCCGGTCGGAACACGTTTGTCACCGTTTCATCGCTTCCGACAAGGTTTTGCAACCATGCCTTTGTGACACTCAACCCATATTGCACCTTTGGTTGGCAATTTTGGTCATAATACTTGTTGCCCGTTTCTTCCAATTCTTCTTCCGCCGCTTGCTCGATACTTTGCGGATAAGCAATGTCAAGAATCTTGTATTCATTGCCGACACCGATTTGATAAGCCAAAGACGTTTCAGACGGAAACACGTTACCCCGGTCATCCGTTTGCTTTATCAATGTGAATGTATGCGTTGCATGGTCGTAACTGTGTACTTCAAATTCATACCCGGCAAGATTGCCCGTGTTGAAGTGGATTTTGGGTTTCACATCTGCAATCATATACTTTGTCGTCACCCCGTCCGCTTCCTTTTCATTGAGGTTGAAAGGGAAATCATTATCTATGAATTGCAAGACGTTGCCCGACACAATGGCATCAACCGTTCCCGTGAAAGACGGCTTTATATCATCGAAGTTCTTGCGCCCCTCAAAAATGCCGTATTTCGCCACCATTTCGGCTTTCTCAATGTATGATTGCCCCTTTGTCTTGCCCGGCAAACAAAGGCGGTCGGCACGGTATTTTGACGTAATGTTTTCGGTCGAACCATACACTTTCAACCGGGTGACTATGTTTGCGGATGAAACATTTTCCCTTGTCAGTTCATACAAGCCACGCCCCTTGCCGTATTGGAACGTATATGGCAAGGTCTGACCAACTTTTTCATACAAGTTGATTGTATAAACCCCGTTTGATTGCTCAATCTCAAATTCGACATTGAAGTTCGATTCACTGCAAAGGTTTTGCAGCACCGACAAGCAATTATCGGATTCACCGAAAGTCAAAGTCTTGTCACTCGCCGTTTCAGGGCATACGCCAAGCACCCATTTGCCCGGAAAGACACGGTTTGCATTGGCAATAAGAACGGTCATAAAGCGGTGCAAATCTCCTGTGAGGGTGTCGCCCTGCACGTCCTGCAATTCGTTGGTGGTCGTGTCAATGGTGACATCGTAAGTCACCCGGAAAAGGTCATATTGTATGCCCTCAAATTCCAAGTCATATTGAAATTCGTGCATACCCGTTTTCTTTGCTTTCGGCAAACGGTTCAACTTGTAGTCACGCCCGAAAACGGTTATCTTGTCGCCAATGCCGTATGTTTGCGGGAATGGCGATACAACGGTCAATGAAACGGTATCTTCCGCATTCAATGCCCATTTCTGCTTTGCGGATGAAATATCGGTTGCCGTGCGCCTGTTGGCGATAGGCACACGGCTTCCATCTGCTTTCGCAATGATTATGTTTGTTAGATTTTTTCCCATACGACAATGGCATTTGTTTCAAACAATGAAATTTCGTCAATGCAACCCGTGATTACCGGGAAATAGTCACCATTTGCGGCGTAATTGTGCGTGATTTCCACTTCGTCACCGCTAATGTCATAATCCACGCTTCCATCACCCCAATAGATGTTCACGTACTTGTTTGAGGTCAATTTGACATTGCAAGTCTTTGTCGATTCACCAACCCGGATATGCTTCAACACACGCTTCACGGGTTCGGGTTCAACTAATTTCAACTTGAACGTGCCAACCATCAATTCATCATCCCATTCTTTCGTGATTTCGATTGCATCCTTGCAATAGACTTCATAAATCAAGGGTTTCACCGGGTGAACATCAATGGTAAGGCGGTTTGTTCCTGCCTTGTCAAGCTGTTGTTGGAAAGATGTTACCTTGCGGATGAAATCCATCTTGGAATCCGCCTTGACAAAGCAAGACAAGGTGATTTCACGCGGTTCATAGAACTTGTGCATCAAATCAACACTTTCACCGTGATAGTTATCCCATGACAATGAAGCCGGGGTCTTTAATTTCGGGCGGTTCAACACACCGTCAGACCCGGACACATAAACGCCGTATTCCTTGAAATTCACGCCGTCAAGCAAATATCCTTGTTGCTTGCTGCTTGACATTTCGTTGATAAGTTCGGCTTGTGTCAAGGCAAGGTTGTAAAACTTCACATCATCCAACAAGCCAAAGCCCCAAGAACCACCGTAATAATCTTGATTCAGGGAAACGCCAAGCAACGTGCCGGAATTGTTTACGGTCTTAACAAGTGAAGAATTGACATAAAAGTTATACATTCCCGATTTCTTTGTCAAGGCAAGCGAAAACCAAGAACCGGGCTTTGCTTCAATGGGTACTTCCACATAATTTTTCAACCCTGAAAAGTTTAGAACCCATATAAGGCTTTGAGGTGAACCCAAGTCGGCTTCACGGTTTTGCACCCATAACATCACGGTAAAATCAATCGTCATGTTCGGGAACACGGTTTTCGACACCTCGCAAGTGTCAGACCCGGCAAAGGAAATGGCATTGCCGTTCTTGCCTGTGACGAAATGCGCACCGTTCACCGCGCCATCCGCACGGTTTTGGCTGTAATCATACGCAATCAAAGAACCATCGCTTTCATCGAATGGCATTTGAAGAATTATGTTGTTTGCATCCATATCAATAAGTTTTTTTCTGTTTCTCAATGATTTTCACAACCGCATCATCGGTTGCGCACTTGATAACCCGACCGCCGCCGACATAATGGTTCACGCAAACTTTCGCCCGGTCGCTCGCGCAAACATTGACAACGGCATCATCGAACACGTCTATCACCACAAAGGCGTTATCCCTTGCAATGACATTCAAATTCGCATTGTGCTTGGCGTATATCTCGCACACGTTGAACCCGGTTACTTCAACACGCCCGCAAGTTGCCCCAAGACACACGCATTTGGGCTTATTTTCGACTTTTATATCATCATCAAGGAAAACCCCGTATTGCTCCATTCTGCCTTTGAAATGCGCCCTAATGAAGTCATTGTCGGGGTAATCATGGGCAAGGCAAAAATCAATGCCTTTCAAGTACATTTGTGCCATCGCGCACACATCGCCATCCGACAATGACTTCAATTCATTGTACCACGGTTTGCAAATGCCATTTTTCTTTGCCTGCCTTGCAAGTTCTTTTGTTAAGTCCATATCACTTTGTTTTATAGTGAAACATATTCGGTTATGACAAACCTTGCGCACGTAACGAATCGCCGCTTGGTCGCTGCAATTCCCTGACTGCCGAAAGTATGTCTTGAAGATACCTATTGTAAGCCGTATTGTTCGCAATGGTGTTCAAGGCTTGCAAGGATTGCCGCAATACTTGTGTCGCTTCCATCTGATTGATACGGATTGCATTCATTTGCCCGGCTATTATGTCGGCGGTTTCTTCCGTAACACCTTTGACCGCGCCCGTCAATGAATCTTCCGAATCATCTTCAATTTCCAAGTCCTTGAACAAGTCTTTGTAAACATCCAACGCCTGATTGTAGTTGTTCGCCGCCGCCTGAACTTTGGCTTTGAAGTCTGCAATTTCCTGTTCCGTCAGACCGTCAAAGATGAAGTTGTCGCCCGACCAATACCCCATATCGGTGTAAAGGCTATCCAACGCGCTTTGCAATTGGTTTTCAAGGAACTTCTTTTTAAGTTGATTGACAATCGCATTTTGCAACACTTCATTAACCGTTTGTTCAAAGGCATTCGCCGCATCTTCACCAGCCTTGAATGCTTCCGTCAATGAATCCGCCAATGTTGATGCAAAGTCCTTTGCGTTGGTCTGCAATATGTCGTTGGCGATTTCATCATACAAATCTTGGATTTGTCGGTCAAGTTCGGCGATTTGGTTTTGGTAATCTTGAATTTTCCCGTTGTCGGTGTGTTTCTTGGAATACTCATCATTTATCATGCCGCGCAAGTGTGCTTGCTGTTGCTCCATGTTATGAATCAACGCCATTTGGTTGTTATACACTTCCGCGCCCAATGCCTTATCAACCGCCCATTCAAGTTGTTCATAAGATGCTTTCAGCTTGTCGATTGCTTCTTGGTGGCGTTTGATGGATTTTTCCGCCTTTCGGTCACGGCTGTTGAAAAGGTCGAAAGCGGATGAAAGCAACCCGACCGACCCTTGAATGATTGACAAGGGGTTGCCCGTTGCAATGCCGCTTGCGACTTGCCCCGCTCCATCCAATATGCCGCCAATGTCACCGATAATGGCTTGTGTTTGTTCATCCATCGTGACACCCATCTTTTCCAACCCGGACGTTACGGCATCAAAAGCACCGCCCACAAGTTCAATCGCACCGCTTGCGCTCTCAAACATATTCGTCAAGGCTTTTTTCTTGCTTTCATCATCCGCCGCCTTGCCATATTCCTTGATTGAGGAAATCAACGACTTAAACGGGTTGCGTTCCCGTATTTCGTTCTGCATTTCCTTGATTTTGTTTTTGAGGGTTTCAAGGTCTTTCGGGTCAAATTCGATACCAAGATAAGCCCCGTCAAGGTTGTTGATTTTATCAATCAGTTCTTGAAGTTTGCGGGTGCTGATTTCGTCAAGGTCGCCAAACATCAATTCCCAATCCGGGTGTGCCTGTAATTCGTCAAGGGCGAATTTTGAAAGGGCTTGCGCTTGCGCCCGGTCTATCGCTTCGACCATTTCCGTGTTCCCGGCTTCCTGTGCTGCACGCCGCTTTTCATCGTATTCATCAATGATTGCTTGCTTGCGTTCCTCAAAAGTGCCATATTCGGCAAGCATCGCATCATAATCGACACCGCCGATATTGCGGACATCCTTGTTGTATTGGGTTGTCCTGTTTTGAATGGCATTGTCTATTTCCGCACGTTGGGCATCGGTGGTTGCCTTTTCGCGTTCACGCATCATCAAGGCAACATCATCATTGAATTGCTGTTCAAGACGGCGTTTTTGCTCGACATAAGAAGCATATTCTTCAAGCAACGTTTCAGTCTGTTGCCGTGCTTGTTCCTGCACGTTGTTTTCGGCTTCATTCAGGGCATCAGCCTTTGCGGTGTCAAGTTCCGTTCCATCGCCGGACAATTCCTTTCGCCTTTGCTCAATGATATTGAGCATATCAAGGACGGTTCGGGCATTCGACAATTGGGCATTCAATTCTTCGTTGAACGCTTCCAATACGGTTTTCTTGGTTTCTTCTGCAATGGCATCATTAAGTTGCCGCAACTGCTTGTTTTGCGCCTTTGTGCGGTCTGACACATCAACCGCCAAAATTTGGTCACGCTGATTCTTCAAATAATCAATGTATGTCGCCCCCTCTGCAAGCAAGTTGGCAAATTCCTGATTGGCGGAACGGACAAGGACTTCATCACCCGAATTGACCCACTTCTGGAAACGCTGATATTCGGATTTGTACTTATTCAGCTTCTCAATGAAAGGGTCTTGGGTGTTGGTGGTTGTTTTGGTCGTGGTTGTAGTCTTTCGCCCGGTAATCGCATCCGCTTGCTTTTGCAGCTTTTCGATTTCCTGCATTGCCGTTTTGTATTCGGCATTGCTTGTCAAGTTCTTTAATGCTTCCTGCTTTACCTGAATGGCTTGTTCAATAGCCCCCAATGTGCCATCCGCATAAGTCTTGGTCGCATCAATCCCGGCTTGCTTTAACAGATTGAAGCCGTTTGATTCTGCATGGGCTGCATTCTCAAAACCCTTGGTTATTTCAGCCCTCAATGCGTCAAGTTGGGTCTTTGCTTCCGCTTTGGCTTCATTGGCAACCTCAATTTGCTTGAATATGGGTGCTTCATTAGCGGCGACACCGACCATCACATTTTTTGTCACGGTGTCCGGCATCGCGTTGTACGCCTGTTCCTGCTCTAACAAGGTTTTCACCTTTTCTTGTGCTTGTTGAAGATAAACCAATGCTTTTGCCTTTTCGATTTGGGCATTGATAAATGCTTGCTTGTTGGCGATAAGCAAGTTTTCAGCATCCGTAACCCCATTGATGGAAACACCCAATTCATCAAAAGCCGCCTTGTTATCCTCAATGAACTTCTTTTTGGCTTCCAAATCATCACCAAGGGCATTCCACTTCAAGGACAATTCTTCAATGGTCGCAATGGGCTTGTATGCGTTTTCCGCAAGGGATTTATAAAATTCTTGCGCCGCTTTCTTGCCCTCATTCGCCTTGCTGACAAAATGGGATATAACGGCAATCAAAGCCCCTATTGCGGCGGCAATCCAACCGAATACCGGGATTGACTTTATAGCCGCCCCGACCATTCGGAACGCCCCGGCAAGACCTATGTTCGCGGCTGTTCCGGCAACCGCCGCCGTTGCTTGCGCCCCGGTCGCAACCACATTTGCACCTTGTGCGGCGGTGTTTCCCGTTTGTGCTGCCGTGTTCGCTTGTTGTGCGGCGGTGTTGGCGGTTGTTGCCGCCGTATCTGCAACGGTCGCGGCGGTGTCCGCCACGGTTGCAGCCGTTGCCGCGACTTGCTCACCCCTGCCGACCGCCAACAACTTGTTCCACCATTCTTTCAATCCGTTGATGGTGACAAGTTGGAATGCTTCATCTTTATCAAGGGCAAGTTGCACTTCTTTCAACCCTATTGTGATAGCCATTAAGGATTGAACTTTAAGCATAATCTTTTGCAGATTCTCGTTTTCACCGCTGAACAAGGCAACCGCACCTTGTGCCGCTGAAAATGCGCCTGACACGCCGGAAAGACCCGACAACAAGCCATCCCACATCCTTTCACCGCGCTTCAACATATTTTGTTGGGTCGTGACGGCATCCATCGCTTCCGACAATTCGCCCATTTGTGCTTGAAGTTCCTTATATCTTTCGGAACTTGTATCGCCTGCAAGTTCCAATTGCATCAATTCTTCACGCACTTCACGCAAGCGGGTACGGAATGAAACGTGGGATTGTGCCGCATTTTCGGCTTCCTGCGCCGCCTTTTCAATCTTTTGTGCTTCCGCTTCCAAGGCATCGGATTGTTCGCGCAATTCATTCAACAACTGCTTGCGAACCGTGACTTCACCTTTGATTGCATCCGCACGGTCTTGCAAGGCACGGTAATCATCATCGCGCCCGGACATGAAAGCATCACTTGCGGCACGGCTTACGCGGTCATATTCGGCACTCAACCGGGAAATTTCCTGCTCGTGTTCCTCACAAGCCGCGCCGATTTGCCCAAGCGTTGAACGAATGTTGGTAAGCCCCATTGAAGCATTGCTTGCGACACCTTGAAGATTGTTCAATTCGTTCATCAAGGCGACAAGACCTTTCCTTTCGGAATCAAGTTCTTGTTTCACCGCATTAGCTTGGGTCATAAGCACATTTTGCGCTTCACCCGGTTCAATCGCGTTTATCTTGGCGGTCAGGTCATTGTATGAATTTTCCAAGTCCTGAATCACCTTGCGTTGTATCTCGATACACTCGACTATCTCTTGCGTGGTCTTGTCCATAACATCACCGCTTCCGGCAACGGCATTGGAAAAGCCTTGCACGCGCCGCAATGTTTCATCAATAGCCGCATTAAGCTGACCATTGTCTAAAATGGATTTGAAAGATAATGACCCACCGTCTATTTCTGCCATATTACATCATACTATTAACGTAGTTCATAATTTGTTCGCTGTTGTCCTCTGTCAATTGAATTTCCGTGTCATTATTGTTATCCAAGTCATAACCCGGTGCATCAATCATCATCCTTTGAACAACCGACCACGGAATGCCGTGTAACAAGTAGTCATAAGTCCATCCGAAATGCTCACAAATCGCACCCCGGCGACCGTGCGGACTGTTTAACCCTCGTTGTTTTCCTCTATCCGAATCGGCATCGTGGTTCTTTCTGTTGAAATCAATCGAATAGAGTTCATAAAATCCCCAAGATTCCCCATCGTATTGACAAGGACATACAATTTGTATAAGGTTGAAGATTTGATTTTCCGGGCAAACAATGAAGTCAATTCTTCAAGTCTTTTCGTGTCCTCAACCCATCTTATGCCCGCCTTTCCGGGCTTGGGTATCAACCTATCTTCGCCAAGCACGGCAATGGCGACAATCTTTGCGCACCGCAATGAATGTTTGTGCGCAAGTGTCCTTGCCATCTTCATGCTGTCCATACCCGCTGACTTCATCGCGTTTTCATCAATGGCGATTTCCACCGATTCAGATGTAATGCGGTCAAGGGTCGCAAGGGTCATTTCCTCAATCTTGAATGTGCGTGTCACCTCTTTGGGCTTGTACCGCCTTATCAGACCGAAAAACTTTTTTTTCACCTCAAATTCGGTGTCTTTCAGTTCAAACGACACGCCCTTGTTGATAAGGGTGTTCAACTCGTTGCGTTCTTGTTCAAGTTGTTTCTTTTCGTCATTCATAATCTCTGAAAGTAAGAAGCCCCCGTAAGTTGTCACACTCCGGGGGCTTCGGGTTTTTGTATTAAACAATCAATGCACCCCGAATTACGCCTTGGCTTTCGGCACGCCGCGAATGGCTTTTCCGGCTGTAACCGCCATCGGGGTAACGGTGAAGTCCACAAGGAAAATTCCTGCCGCCGACATATCCGCATTTATGACCGCTTCAATGTCACCGTTGGGAATCTCAAAGTCCAACCCTTGTTCAGATTCAACGAAAATTGCCTTGTTTGCGACAACTTCATTGCCATCATAACCCCACTTGGGGTTGGACGAATCGCCCACATTTGTACCGCCGACATAATCAATCAAATCTTGCACGTTGGCATCCATGATTGAGAATGTCAGGGTCGGGATTTTGCGTGACTTCTTGCGCACTTCCGGGGCTGCCATGCCTTCCTCGAAATGTTCCGTCACGTCCGCCGTTGCCTGTGCAATCTTACAAGTGTTCTTGTAAGTCTTGCCGATTTTGTTTAATTCGGACGGCATTGTTCCATTGGGTGCTGCCGTTCCAACCTTGATTTGGCAAAGACCAAGGGTTATCAAAGATGTTCTTTCTGCCATAACTTTTAATCAATTTGAATGTTCCAATCAATGCGAATGTTAGCAAAGTGTTGTTTGGTGTTCGGCTCATACATGATTGACATTGTGCCGGGTCGCATCTTCAACCCTTTGATGTTCGCACTTCTCACAATCGCCAAGACTTCATCCGTCAAGGCTTTCAAACGTGTGCCGTTTTCTGAAACCTGCATTTTCCCTTTTATCTTCTTGGGGGTGTCCGGCGTATAGATGTTGATGTTTGACGTGCCAATTTGCGGCAAGCTGTCTTGCCCCAAATCAACGGTGTTCACGACAATATCTTCATCAACTGAATTTTCCGGGCGTTCATCACGCACATAGCAACCACCCTTAATGGATGTTTTGCCATTGAGCAATGAAAACAAGATTCCATCCGTGTCAAATGTAGATTTCATTATTCGGCTGCACGTTTAATGTTCGTAATCAGTTTTTCAAGCATTCGGGGCAATTCCCGCTCTGCAAGATGTTCGGCACTTGATAGGACATTGTAACCCTTTGCTTCCACGTAAGCGGCATAATTCATTCCGGCGACCACAACAAGGGCAACACCCTTTGTTTCCTTTCCGACCTTTTCGGCGATTGTCTGACCAGACTTCATGCCCCTTGCCGCTGCTTCGCTTTCCGCACCGCTCGCCGCATCAAATTGGCTATGAATGGCGACACCATCAACAAAAACTTGATACCCGGTGGATGAAGTCAATGCCCCCGTCTGCATCATATAGCCTTTGTTGTTCCTTGCTTCCGTCAAGCACATTTCGCCAAGCCTTTGAAGCCTTGCAATCTGCTTGCGCTCGATTTCGTCAAGGAAAGCATCAAACCGCCTTTTGACATCTTCTTTCGTGAAATTTGCCTTTACACCCATAGCCGTGAATGAAGTTGTGAGGGGTCGAAATTCAAGCATATTCCGGCAATCCGTATGTCCGAACAATCCTTGTCGTTTGCAATTATCACCTTTGCGCCTTTGGCTACCTTTGGGCAAGTCTTTGGGCATTGGATAACAGATGTTGCCTTTTGGTATTCACCCCCGGCAACCTGATATTCCGTGCCTTTGCCGTCCGATTCCTCACGGCACATTGAAATGAACTTGCGCGACACTTCACATTCCGTCCAATTGCCGTTGGCATCCTGCATGGATTCCCCGGCTTCTTCGATAAATAGAAAATGCGGATATTGCTTCACGAATGCCATATTACCAAATGTTTGAACGGTTGCGAATCTTGGGGCGTGACACAAGCACGTTTTCTTTGCCCAATTCATTGCATAAGGCGGCATAATAGAGTTTGACGGCATCCATATTCCAAGATATAGAATATCCGCCCTCTGACACGTTTTGGGTCATTCCTTTGAGGATTACGGACATTCGGTTATACACCGACATATCACACGCCCTTACGTCCACAACGGCATCCGCTTCAAGACCGCCTTTCAAAATGATAATGTCAATATCATCTTCCGAAAGGTTAAGTCCGTTCAATGCTTTGGTCAAATACTCCTTGTTTGTCATACTCCTTTGTCTTGCAAAGCCGTTAGGGTGCTTTTGACACACCCCAACGGCGAATGTTGTTAGTTCTTATTCCAAGTAGTCGCATTGGTCTGCATCAACACGCTTCGACCTGAAAGATTCCAAGCCGGGAACAAGTTAGCGATTCCCTCCGTGACTTCCTGAACGGGCGATTCATTAGAATACTTCTTGACCAAAGTATGACCGTGCATGACCTTTTCGGCAACGCTGCCGGGCATCTTCTTTGCGTCAATAGGCTTCTTCCAATAGGTGTTTCCAAGAACCTTGCTTTCGGAGAAAAGAATGACATCATCTTCAAACGGGTTTGAAGTGACACGCGAACCATCGGCAAGTTCGATTGTGATTTCTTGGTCAATCACAATGAACTGCAAGCCGCGATAAAGTTCTTTCTTCTTGGCAAGATATGCGTTTACGGTCGCCAAATCGGGCGAATCCTGCGTTCCTGTCGCATTCTGAATGTAGGATGAACACTTCTTCCAAACTTCTTCTTGTGAAGCGAATTTTTCAAAGGTATCAACATTCATAAATGCGAACTTGTACGTTGCGCCAAACAGCTTCTTACCAAGTTTAATCGCCTTTGGAATGTCTTTGGTAAGCGGTTTTGCGCCCGTACCGCTGTTGTACGCCGTTTCAACGCCAATCTTCTGTTCCGCCGGAATCAGATAATCAACGTCATATTCGGTCACGACCGCCGCATTGTTGGAATTGGTGAATTTGACCTTTCCAAGCGAAATTTGGCGCAATGCAATCCATTCCGCACGGGCTGCAACGCCATCCCAACAATACTTGGTATCTTCCGCCCAAAATTCGACAAGGGCGCGCAAGTCGGGGTTGTTGCTCGACATTGCAACCATTATGTCGTATTCGGTCAATTCATCTTCGTTCTTTTCTCGCGATATGGCGATTTTAGGAATATCGCCTTGAATGCGTGAAATCGCTTCACGGGTCTTGCGTGAAATTGTCGCACCCCTTGACACAAGGTCGGCGGCAATCTTCAAGCCGGATTGCGCTTCAAGCATCTTCCACGTCAAAGTGTTTGTTTCTTTGAGTGGGAAAAGGGTTGGATAATAGTAATCTTTGAGGTCGTAAGTGCGGATTACGGCTTCCATATCCTTTTCATTCAACCCAACCATCAATGATTTCTGCATATCGGTTTGCTTTTAGGGGTTACACATAAGCGATTGTCTTTAATGCCGACTTAATGGCGGCATTTACTGCGGGCGCGGTGGCTTCTCGCACAACACCGATAACCCATGCACTTACAAACAAGTTGTCGCCATCCTTGACATCCTCGTTTGACCCAGCTATTGCAACCGGGGTCACTTTCAACGTCTTGTTTGCGCCGCTTGATTCAAATGCACAAGTTCCGGCTTTGACTACCGCACCAAGGGTCGTTCCAACGGTGATAACATCCTTTGCGGGGTCTGACTTGTCAATTGCCGTTATCTGCTGACCATTGCAAGCATCGGTCGCGAACCTGTCACCAACTTTGAAATGGTGTCCTTTGGCAACCTCGTATGTGGTCGCCGTTGCATTCGCTTCCGTTATGATTTGCGCGGTCTTGCAAACCTCAAACAATCCATCAGAACCAACGCCAAGGGGTGTTCCCTCGAACAACCCCGTACCACCCAAGTTGGCGACCTTGACGGTTGCGCCACCGGGTATGTCCGCAACGCGGTGAAGAATACACTTCACAACGCGGTTGTCCTTTTTACGGTCAATTCTCAATCCCATTGTTTTTGCAAATTAGGGGTTAAACATCTTTGCCCGCGAACACGTTGTTTTCGGGCTTTTGGCTGCTTATGAAGTCGGCAACGCCTTTTGAAATACCGCTTTCTTCCTTTTGGGCGAATAGCGGGCTTCCGCCGGAATTACCTAAATCGGTATCAGCCTTGTTTTGATTTGCCGTGGCAATGTCCTTTTCCTTTTCCGCCAAGTATTCGTTGAAATCATCGTCCGTGTCGAACTTCATGCGTGCAAAGTCTTTCAAGGTTTGGTTCTTGAAATTCTCATCCTTGCAATTAGCCAACTTTTCGTTCAATGATTGAAGCCTTGACTTTGCAATGTTGTCTTGCTCATAACCCATCAACTTTTCTTGAAAAGGCTTGACCGCTTCCGCAACGGCTGCTTTGATGGTCGCGGCAATGTCGTTGGGGTCGGGTTTCGGGTTCGGGTCGCCGCCGGGTTCGGGTTTCTTCGCCACGAAATCAAACTTCTTCTTCAAGTTGGTTTCAAAGGTCTTGTTGCTTTCGGACACCTCTTTATCCACATCGGCGCGATAGTCCTTGACAAATTCATTCACTTGCGCATCTGTGATTTTTTCGACAAGGGCTGTCGCTTCATCTTCGGTCGTGCATTGTAACGCAAGTGAACGTGCCAATGCCGTTAAACCGTCCTTTCGCACGCCTGAAAACTTTGCAATCAGTAGTGCCAAAATTGTTTCTTTCATTCCGATAATCTTTTTAAGTTCACAAATCAAGCGTAAAAGTAATGTGTTTTACTATGATACACATCAAATAAAACCCCGACTTATCCTTGATTTATCCACATTTTGCATTGCAAGTGCATTTTTCTTTCCCGAAATGATTGTTTTATTAAATATATTCATTACTTTTGCGATGTGTTACTATAACACACACTTGCAACAAAAAATTGTATAACTAAAATTTCGCAACAATGGAACAAGCAACATTCAACCTGATTGACGCAATCAATTGTTCGGGTATCGACAATTCCGTTTGGGGATGCTCGCAAGGCATCGAAAGCACCAAGCATCATTTTGGTACAATTGAGGATATGGCACTTGAAAGAATGTTCATCTATGTTTACCGGGATGAAGATAATACTTCTTTCATACCCAAAACCACCCCGTCTTTGACCTTAACATTAGAAGAAGAATGGGGGTCGGGGTCACTTGATATTTATTACATCTAATAATCCGGGGGCGGTTCATTCCGCCCCACAATACTTTCGCAACATGAAATTTTCTGAATTACCTATTGACGTGCAAGAACGCCTTAATGAAAACAGAAAAGCACTTGCCAAACAGAACACCAATACCGCATATCATATTTGCCTATACAATACGGACGGAACACGTTATTTTTCAGCACAACGGGTTTGCAAATCATGGCATGACGACAAAGGACATTATATGCCTTTTGGCGGGGGTACATCATGGGTGATACGTTATGGGTGTGTCCAATTCAAGCCCATGCGCAATCCAATGGGGCAAATTGATTATGAATTGTGCAACGGAAAGGTTTATGGAAAATCTGCAAATGGTACAATCATTCCAAATTCGCTTCCGAACAAAAAGGACGTAATAAACTTAATCAACGCAATAGGCATATTCATCTTATAAAATTAGTACAATGTTAATCAAGGAAATCAAACAAGCCCTTATCGGCAAGACAATATCATATTTTGACGGCTGGAACGGTTCATGTGATTACTTCAAAATAGGCTATTTGAAAAAGGATGGCACAAGTGTTCGTGTATTCCCGGAAAAAGGCAAAGGATGGGGCGTATTTATCCCCATTCGCATAATCCCAACGCTTATTGAGAAAGGGCGATACAAAGAATCCAATGAAGTTGAACGGTGTTCTTATGAAAAGACATGGACGTTATGCCAATAATTGATGAACACGGTGTTCCGCGCCATACATTGACGCGGACACAACTTGAATCACTTTATAAAGCCCTTGAAAACTTTATCGGTGATTGCACCATTGAAGAATACGACAAGGACAAAGAAGCATTCGACACTGTAAAGACCGCAATTCACCAAAGAATAAGAAGCATATATGGAAAAGAATAATCAGGAATGCAAATGGCTTCCTTTCCCGGACAACAAGCCAAGGCGGAACACATTATGCCTTTGCAAAGTGAAACACCGCATCAATGCGGCAACGGATTATCGGATTGCCTTTTATGGCGAAAAGCCGCAAAGCGTATGCGACAACCAATTTTGGCTTTATGACCTGATAATCACGAATAAAGTATTGGCATTCATGCCGTTGGAACAAGATTACATATATTTCAAATAACAATTACACGTATGGAAACAAACATTGAAGCACTCGCAAGCAAGTATGGCTTGACGGTTGATTTCGTGAATGAACTTCACGAAAAGGTTATTGATAAAGAGAATTTCGCCCGTGCGGTTCGGATGTTCGCGGTCGGGTTGCTGCCGTATGATATGGCGACCGGGAAAGACCCCATCAACGTTGCCGAATTTCGGCGCAAGGTCGCCCAAAATATGTGGAACTTCCGGCGCAAGAAAGCGGACAACATCAAAACCGCAATGGAACAACAACGCAAGATTGTTGAGTATTACAATGGATGCAAGGCATTCACGTTGAAAAATAAAGCCGTCAAAGACGTTGTTTTTGTCAAGGATGGGCATTTGGTCGCCTTTGCCCATTTTGAGCCGAAACAAGGCGGCATTTATGGCGCAAACAATGAAGTAATGCCCAATTTCCGTTGGCATCCGCACGAATACTTGGCAAGGTTGCGCAAGCTGAACAAAGCCTTTTATCGGCAAGTCAAGAAAGCGGCGGTCAATTCACCCCGTGAATGGTTTGACTTTAATTTGAAAAAAGAATCAATATGACGCAAGATTGGAAAAACTGCAACGGTGTTTGCCGTCTTTGCATAAACAATCATTGCCCTTTTAGGAAAGAACCAATGTTGGGTACTAATGAAGAAACAAAGAAAGATATTGAAGTTGATTTCTTGGGCAACCCTATTTGCCCGCATCAGACACACCCACATTATGCAATTATAGCCCGGTGCATCTGTTGCCCGAAAAGTGAAAATTGCCCCGACCGTGACAAAATAATGAAGTATAAAAATAAACCGCGTATGGATATAAACGAATTGAAACGAAAGAAAAGGTTACTTGAAACCAAAATTGACACATTGATTGCAACGTTCCTTGACGAAAACAAGGGCATCCACATCCGGGATGTTGATATTAAGATTTCGGACGTAAGGAATCAATCGGCAAAAGAAGAAGTCGCAAGTTTCGTTGAAACAACAATAACATTGACTTTGTAGGACTATGTATGGCGATAAAGTGTATCATGTATGCTTTGGCGACAACGACCATCATTATTTCGGGTCTATCACCGCCATATTCGACAAGTTCACGCCTGTTGAATTGGGCGTGTCAAAGTCGCGGTTGTGGGCTTTCGGAATCACCAAAAACAAGCCTTATCGAAACGACAAGTGCATTATCTACCGGGGTGTAATACACCGCAAGAAAACCAACCGCAAACCGCCAAAATAAAAGGGATTGGGGCTTAATGCCCCTTTCCCTTTCATTCGTTATTTTCCGCTTCAAGTTCCGCCTTATACTGACTTTTCACGGCTTGCAACAATTCATCATTGTGGGTCATTTCTGCATACTCAATCAAGACATGGGCATTAAGTAAGGGATATTCTTCCAAGTCACGAAAGAAATCTTCCTTTGACACGACCAAATCATTGATTACGCTTTCATCATTGCAGAAATCATAAATTGTTTTGTTTTTCAAGTTTGAATAATCCATATTGTCGTTATTTGAATGGTTCATAATGCAAAGTTACTTTATAATTCCCTCATTTTTAAGGTAATTTTCTATTGTTGTCGTACTTGTACCCCTCCGGCACATCGCAACAATCTTCTTCAATTGCGCTTTACCTATCTTTTTACCATTAGCACCCTTGAATGTGTCAAGTCCACCATCCAACAATGCTTGAATTGCCGTTGTTTCTTGCTCTGAATACTTCAAGGCAAACAGATTCTTTTTTGCAGACTGCAACACCTTGTCCGGGTCAAGACCCAACTTTTGAATGACATAATCATACCCCAAAACACGGCGGTTGTAACCCGTTGAATCGCGATTATTGATGAATTGCGGTTGCGGTGTCTTGACACACCCAAGTTTAGAATAAAATTCCGGCAATGTCTTTCTTGCCACAAACTCATTCATCATTTCCATGACATCGGTTTGCGTGCTTGTTATATACATATTACCCGGAACATTGCGGTTGTGCGTAATTTCATGCCAAAATGTTGCCATTGCATCGGCTTCAAGTTCGGTGATTGTATCGGACTTGCCTTGTCCGATTTTAGCCAATGCCGACTTAACACGTTGCAATCTGTCAGGGGTAAGCCTTATACGCCCATCCATGAATGTATCACCATTGACACCGCGCCGGGTTGTCGGTGACAACTTCAAATCACCATTGGCAAACCATTTGTCGGCTGCAAATTCTGAATTGATAGATTTGAAAGTTTCATCAACATCCGCATCCGTCTTATAATCGGTTTTAACGGCTCTATGCGGAACGTCTTTGCCGCTTTTGCCCTTGGCTTCATCAACCGCCTTTTGGATTTCCTGTTGGAACTTAATCAATGCGTCTTTGCATGAAGCCTTTGTCATAACCCATTCGCGCTTGTCGCCTGTAATTGTGGCAATGATATTCAACATATCATCAACATCAATCTTGTATTTCCGGGCTTCCTTGATTGCTTCGTTGGCATCATGGATGAATGCTTCATATTCTTCTTTTGCCTTTTCGACACGCTCTTTCAGTATATCAATAGCCCTTGTAATGGCGTTGTGTTCGGGTACTTTCATTGCCGTGTCAAGAACAAATGTGCTTAATCCCCATTCACTGCATTTTGCCCGAATGTCACTTTCAGCCGATTGCATTTCAGCCGCTTTCAATTGGATGGTTGCAATTCGGCTTTGTATTCTCGTAATATCCTTGTTGGTGACATACGTTTCAAGCATATTTAATTGGTCTGCCATGCCCCACTTTTTCGCCAACATTCTTGCTTGGGTGATTTGCGGCATAAGGGCGTCAAGCTGCCTTTGCACCGGGTCAATCTGTTGGGTGTCAAACTTCAATCCTTTGGATAACTTGCCGTCCTTGAAGTTGTCTTTGATGAAATAGGGTGTCGAACTCCAATTGGCTTGCGCTTCTTCGTGTTCCTTGACCCATTCTTTGAAGCCGTCCGGCACATCGACAACAACATTCTTGGCTTCCAAACGCTTGTATTGAGTGCCACGCAAAGCCGCTTTGAGGTCGCCCAACTCGTTTTCATCAAAGGTTTCTTCATCCATCAGGATTGGCACGGCGTAACACATACATTGTGGGTGCCAGCCCTTAAACTTGAAGTGCTTGGGGTAACGCCCTTGCAGCTTTTCGCAAATGTCGCAATCGCACAATGGTTCATGGTTCGACCGTTTCACCTCAAAGCCAACGACAAAATCAAGGCTTTGCCAACGCAAATAATCGCTTTCACGGTACGCCATATTGATTTCCGACCGTGTAAGCCGGGCGGCATTCTTTGCGCTTGACCTGTAAACGCCACGTCCGGGGTGGAATGCCCTTGCAGCCTTTGACAACACAAGGTTGCCCCGCTTATCACGCACACGGCGGAACAATCGGTTCGGGTCACGCAAGTTTTGCCGGACATCCCTTGAAAGTTGTGCCGCGCTCCGACCCTCGCCCAATCCGGCATCAATGGCGGCTTCAAGTTGTTCACGGTATTGCCCAACATACTTCCACACACGTTGCGAAAGGTTCATGCCCTCAACCTTGCGCCCCTGAAAGGTTTTCAAGGCATCCAAATTTTGGTCTTGCATCTTCTTCAACCGTGCTTTGCTCAACTTGCTTGTTTCAAGGATTGAAGCAATGAAGCCATCGTTTTTGCTGCAAGCAAACAACCATTGCTTCTTTGACCCCGATTCAATAACCGTTGTAATGCGGCTTGCAAGCTGCTTCGTGACGCTTTGCATTAACGCCTTCACACTTGGATAATCATCAAAGGAAAACGGCTTGTCGGGGTCATATTGACCCTTTGCCGCCGCCCTTACAATCTCATTGGTGGCGCGGTCAAACAAGGCATCAACGGCTTGCGTGTATTGTTCCGTCTGCCTGTAATGTGCGGCATCGTATGATTGCACCGAAAACCGCTTTACTTTCTGCCTTTTAGCCATTGCCCCTTAATTTGAAGTGTTCACATTGAGGGTCTGACAAAAACTTGCTATATTTCCCCTCTGTATGGAAAGGGCATTTGCACATAAACAAATCCCCTTTCCAATCCTTTTCATGCCAATCATACGAATGCGTACAATCCCGGCATTGATGTTTCGGTGCTTCCTTAACAATCTTCCTTTTCATCACGCATCCATTTCAAGTTGTGGTTCACCGATTATGAAAGAATTTTCGGTTGTCGCTTGGTCTTTCAACTTCTGCATGGTCAATTCGACATTGCTTGAAAGCCCGGCTTTTTCGACCGATTCTTCTTGCGAAATCACGGGTTTGTTGCCGTTGGCGGTAAGCCAATAGTTAAGTTCGTCAATCTCGCTTGTAAGCATATACGGCACAATTTCGGGTTCAATGGCTATTGTTTCGCAATCCGATTCCAACGCATTGTTCATCTTGCCGACATAAGCAAGAATGACATTCACACGCCTTTGCAAGTAATCATCGAAGATTTCCCGTTTGTCCTGCACTTTTAGATGGGCATCCATGAAAAGCAACTTCAACGCAATGCCGCTTATCGCCGAAAGCCCCTTGACCGCATCAAACGAAATGTCCGGCGTTTGGGTGATTGTGTAAATCATCTTCAAAAGGGTTTCAATCTCCAACTTGACGGCTTCCGGGGCGGACTGCCAAGACACGTATTGCATTGTCGCGCCATCTTCACCCTCAATGACCGCACCGCTTTCGCCTTTCTTTGCCCATCCCTTGATTAAACCCGTTGTGAAAATCTTGGGGCTTGCGTGATAGTCGTTTGTGTCGGCAAAGTTCGACAACAAGGTTTCCAAGCGGTCAATCAGCTTGTCCACATCTTCCGTTTCAAACTTGGGTTGGTGTCCGTAAATGATAGGGATTTTGCCTATTGTGATAGGCTTTGGATAGCCCGGCGCGGCTTCATACCCATTTGCCCCGTTAATCCACAACCAATGTTCCTTGTCCGTGAACGTTTCAAAGTAATCAACGGCGTTTTCCCCTGCATCCTTTCGGCTGAAAGCACGTGAAAAGGCTACCATGTCGCCCGTTTCGTCAAAATAGGGGTAAAGCATATCGCCGTAAGCGGGCGAAAACAAGGCGCAACGCAACTTGTGCTTTGAATTGAATCCATACTTCTTATTGGGCTTTTCGACCGTGTACCAATACTCCGCACATTCCTTGTAACCGAAAATTGAACGTCCGATTTTACGATTCAGTGAATTGCACTTCACATCATACAAAATGCGGTTCAAAGCATGAAGAATCAACGCTTCATTGTCATTGGTTGGGGTCGCATTGTAGTTGATTGGGTTGCCGAAACAGAATGAAACGGCACGGTTGATAATCAGGCGTTGAATGGCAAGGGCAATTCTTGCGACCTTTTCCGTCCTGTAATTGGTTCTTTCGCCATCAACCGTGATAATCTTTTGCGCTGATTCCGCTTCATCATCCGCATCAATCTTCACCCGCTTGTCCTTGCGAATAACCGGGTCGTTAATATCATGCAACTTGGGGTTAAGTGCCTTTTCCGCACGTTCCACATCGGGTTGCGGGATAAAACGGCAAGACTTCAATTCCGAAATCACATCATTTGCCGTTGCTTTCTTGAAAATTTCTTCGATTGGCATATCTGTTTTGTTTTATAGTGAAACACGTTAAAATCCAAAAAGACCCGCAACATCTGATTTACGGGTGTTTGCCCTCTTTTCGATTGTTCCCGTGAGGGCATCGGGGGCATCATCATGTTCATTTTGCCCGGCTTTCAGATAACCGCATATCGCCTTGGCAAATTCAGGGAACAAGGTTTTCCACCCTTGCGGCATGAACGTAAGGTTTTGCACCATCGCCGAATGCTGATAAATGCGTGTGTCCTTGTTTTCCGTTTGATGAAATGCCGTGAATGTCGTTTTACCATTGCCCATAAGTCGGCATTGCTTTTCAACATTGTTCTTGAAAAGGCGACCACCGTTGTTGGCTTCCACAATGCACAAGGCGACACCGTGTTTCGTCAGCATCTTTGCAAGGGCGGGTTCTGTATATTCAACCGGGCGTGTCGTGTAAAGGACATCGACAACATAGTTCGCGACATCCGTTTCATCATAGACAATGGCACACAAGTAATCCGCGCCCGTGTCCGCCGTATCGACATAACATTTCCGTTTGACATACTTTGTCGCCGGGCGAATGGTGTATTCAACAAAGCCGCTTTCATACATAAGCCCGGCACGTGGTTGCGGGTCTTGTTGGTACAAGGATTCAAACACTTGCGGATTGCGCTTGCGTATCGCTTGCAACTTCTTCAAGTTGTGTCTTTCTTCCCAAAGGGCTTCACCCTCTTTGCGTGGGTCGTATTCGGTCGGCTTGCCCTCTTTGATAGCCTTATAAACGACAACAACCCACCCATCGGGGTTGCTTTCCGCATCATACACGCCTTGTTGCCGCAATAACGTACCCGCCAAATCATCTTCATGCCAACGGGTAAACACAATCAATTGTTGGGAATCATTGTGAAGTCGGGTTTCGGCAACCGTATCGTACCAGTCGGACACACTTTCACGGACAATGGGCGACCATGCCGTTTTCGCATCCTTGTAAATATCATCCATGATAAGAATGTCCACGGGTTCACCCGTCAAAGCACCGCCGACACCTACCGTCTTGAAGCCGCCCCGGTGTCCTACAATCTCGCATTCATCCGCATTGCGCAACCAAGACCCCGCAATCGTGGTCACGTTGGCGGCATTAAGGTTTGTTTCCGGGAATATGTCGTGATATTCGGGCGTGTCGATTATTCGTTGGATTTCGCGGTTGAATTTCCTTGCTTTGGGGGCATTGTAAGACACAATCGCCAACCGCTTTTCGGGGTCATTGCCCAAAAGGAATGCGGGCAAACGCCTTGTCGAACCCTCCGACTTTCCATGTTGCGGCGGCATGAACACCATTAGTTTGCGGATTTTACCTTGCGCAAAATCCGTCAAGACCTTGTAATATCGGCGGTGAAAGTCCGCCGGGCGGAACGTGGGCATTGTGGCAAGGGTGAAGCGCAACAAATCGGAACGGCTTTCACGAATAAGCCGTTCTTTCAAAGCCTTGCAATACCTTATCTTGTCACCTCTTTGCGCCATTATTCCAATTTCCTTTTCAGTTCCGCAATTTCATTATCCAATTCTTCATCTGACTTGCCCGCGAACAAATCCTTTCCATCCTTGCCCGTGATTTCCGTTGTCTGCCTGTTGCGCCAATGTTCCGGGTCGCCGTTGGTCAAAGTGAATATGATTGCCGCCGTGTCCGCCTGAATATGCTTCTTCGTGGTCGTTTGTTCCTTGATTATCGGCTTTGGGTTGCCCTTTTCATCCTTTTGCTTGCTTGGAATGGTGACAACCTTTGTTTCGGTCACTTCGTACCCTTGTATCTTCTTCAACAAGGATTTCTTGGCTTCCTGAACAAAGAATTGCATCCGTTCATCCTTTGCCTGTTCAATAGCGGCGGCAAAGTCGGGATAATCATCAATCCATTGATGGTAAGTCTTGGGGGTGATACCCACTTGGCGGCATATTTCGGCAATGGTGAACGTGTCCGACTTGACAAGTCCGACAATCTTTTCAACTATCTTCTTACCGTATTTCGCCATGTTATGCCTTTTTTAGTCTGATTTTGTCACTTTCATAACTTTATTCTTTCAATTCACACTTGAAGCCCCTTTCTTGTAACTCGTTGAATAACAACGACAATTTGGCAACATCCCCACATTCAACAATCAACCTTGTGTCAATCACCTTTTTTGCCGGGCTTTCTTCTTCATCCTCGCTTTCCTCTTGGGCATCCAATGCAACGCCCCAATCTTCCGGGTCAAAGTCAAACCTTTCAGCTTCTTGCATTATCAAGTCCGTGTCAAAGGAAAGGTTTGCTTTGCTTGTTGCATTGTCGGCAAGGGCAAGTTCACGTCCTTTTGCCGAATCAAGGTCAATATCCTTGCGCTTGACCGCCACAAGTGAATTGCCGTCGGTTTCTACAATGATAACATTGTCAAAGCCTATGTCGGCGGCTTTTTCGGCGGTCTTGTTCCCTGCGATAATGCGGTTGTTCTTGTCGATAAGGATTGACCGACCAAGCCCAAATTCACGCAAGGACTTATCCATCAAGTGTTCGCCAAACTCCGTTCCCTTGTTGAAATTCTTGTTGTCGGGAATAAGCGTGTCAATGCTCGCTTCAATTATTTTAGTAGCCATGACAATACGGAATTGATGTTGAACAATGCACAAATCATCAGGGCGACCAAAGCCCCGCACAAAGCCCCAATAACGGTGAAAACAAAGTCCATAAGTTCAACCGTGCCGTGTCCTTTGGAATCCCACCATTCCTTGATTGCCCCGGCAAGGCTTCCGGCTATGAAGCCGACCAAAGCACCGAACAAGACACCCACGACAAGGGCAATGATTGCGCCGACAATGAAATGCTTTCGTTTGTCGGGGTGTTTGGCGGCTCCTGCAAGGCTTTCCCACGCTTCAATGATACTTTCCTTTGCTTCCGAAAGAAAAGCCGAAATTCGGTCTTTTAGGGGCTGTTTATTGAACACCGCTTTACCTGACACAAAGACGGGCGGTTGCGTCTTGCCCGAAAGGACACCAAGCCACACTTTACCGCCGAACAAAATGTTGATACGTTCCTTGAAAGTCGGCTTCCAACAAGAAACACACTGTTTGCCGTCATTCCATACGTGCAAAGAAGAACATTCATTGTCCGACATGGTGGACGGCTTTTGCAATACCTTTGTGGATTGCGGAAAATCAATTGGTTTCATTTACTTTTGAATTTAGTTTGCAATGCAAATGCAAAAATAAAGGGTGTATCACAATGACACACCCTTTTAGAAAAAAAGTTAAGCACAAGTTATTCAACTTTTACCCGGATAGGCAAGCCCGAAAACACCCATGCAAGCAAAGCCGCATCGCGCCCGTCTTGATTGGTTCGCCCGGTCAATCCCGTGAATGAAGCCAATTCTTCATGCGTGATTTTTCGGTCTTTCCCTTTCCAACACTTCACCAACGGGGCGTGTGCCAAGACTTCAAGCCCGTAATGCTTGCACATTTCGATAATCTTGCGCCCTGTTTCATGGTTCGCGCCGACATCCTTTGCGATTTTTTCCGCCCGGTGTCCTTGCGCTTCATGGAAATTGCTTTTCCTGACCATCCACCCGGCTTCAACAATGACAATGACCGTTTCTTGCTTTTCAAGACTTGTCTTTTTGCAGAATTGCAAGTAATCCATCAGGCACGGAAAGGTCAAGTTTGACACTTCCAATTGCCGTGTTGTCGGTTTGAGGAACGCCACGCCCGATTTGTCCTTGTCGGGGTCAATGGCAATGATATTGTCATATCTGCATTTCATAAGCCACAAGCATTAAAACGGCAAATCATCATTTGCATTGTCGGATGGTTGGGGCTGTGCCGTCTGTGCTGCCGTTGCGCCCTGTTGTTGGCTTTCGCCTTTCAGACCGCACAAGGTTACTTCATTCGCATTGACATTGACGGCGATTTGGGTGTTCCCGTGCTTGTCTTGATAGGTCTTTAAGGACAAACGCCCCCGGACAAACACTTTGCACCCCTTTTTCAAGTATTGCGTAAGACCGCCGCCGTCACCGTACCAAAGGACGGACACCCACACCGTTGATTCATTCACGACCCCTTGGGCATCCTTTTTCCTTTCGGAATGGGCGACATTGAATGACACATACTTTTTGCCGCTGAAATCCTTGATTTCGGCATCATTCCCGATATTGCCAATTACTTCACATTGAAACATATACGTTTGTTTTTAAGTTATACAAATACTTTCCTTTTGTTATGCAAGTGCATTGCATTTGCTTTATCAATACGCTTTATTGTGCCGGATTGGGCGGCTTTCATTGTAGCGCATTTTCTGCATAATGTGCCACCACAAGTCTATATCCAAAGACTTTGCCCATTCATTGACATAAGCAATGCCGAATTGAATACGCTTTTCAATACCTATCACGTCACGGGAAAGACCCTTGCACAAGGCAAAAGCGTTTTCGGTAAAGCTGAACTTGTCGAATGCCCGGTAATATCGGCAAGGCTTCATTTTCTCGAAGTCAATACCCAATGCCCCGGCAAGGTCGAAAAGGCGAATGGCGACATCTGCCATTTCATCTTCAACGGTATTCTTTATGATTGCTTCAAACGCATCTTCAAATGCTTTGCCTTTCCCCATGTCCTGTTTGATAATCAGCTTTGCACCGACCCCGGCTTTGTCGCCCTTGCGGTCGGCTTCCACCATTTCGGCGATTTCGGTAACAACAAGCATCAAACAATGTTCGTTGCTTCTTCTTTCATCCCAAAAGCCATGCTTTACGGCATTGGAATGCACTTTTTCGGTCAAATCGTTGTAAGTCATAATCTTTACTTGTTTTAGAATAACTTTAATTGTGCTTGGTGGTACAACAACCGTTGCTTTGCGGCATTGAAATAACCGGGGTCAAGTTCAATCCCCAACATTTCAAACCCCAAGTCATGCGCTGCAATGCAAATTGAACCCGACCCCAAATGCGTGTCAAGGATTCTATCACCCGGCTTTGCATAATTCATCAGCAACCACCCATAAAGTTTGATGGGCTTTTCGGTCGGATGAATCGTTTGTTGCTTTGCAAGTTCGCAACGGTTTATTGTCACAACCCTTGTCGGGCAATCAAAGGATGAATAAGCAAGTTCGCAATCTGACATTGTTAGCCCGGTTTGTCCTTTGAACCAACATATCCAACCCTTTGTGCCTTTCGACAAGTATTTTACAAAGTAGTTAGCACCCCAAATGATTTGGTTTTTGCTGACCCTTTGAAGTTCCGTGAAGTATTCGGGGGGGG